CACCGACCGACTCACCTCGGACGACTTCATTACCACCGCGCACTGGAACTGCACGGCTACTGACGGCACTTATTCCGCCTCAGCTTATTCCACCTGTTCGTTTACACCCGGTGTGCCCACCATTCCCTATGCCAACGTAACGGAGCAGGAAGTGCTGGACTGGTGCTGGGCCAACGGCGTGGACAAAGCCGCCACAGAGGCCAGCTTGGCCGAGCAAATCAACTTGCAAAAGAACCCTGTAATCGCCACCGGCGTACCTTGGTAACGGGACGTTGCCACCCGCTTCTGGCAGCACACCGAAAGGAAAACGAAATGGAAACCAAAAAGCCCCAGATCGTCACGATAGACGGTGTTGAGCATGACGCCAACGACTTTACGGAACAGCAAACCCTGCTGCTTCAGCATTGCATCGACTTGGACCGCAAGATTGGCTCAACCCAGTTTCAGCTACAGCAACTCCAAGTCGGCAAAGATTCATTTCTGAAGCTGCTCAAGGAAGCGCTGGCAACCACTGAAAAAGTCGAAGCTGAAGCTGTATGAAGACCGCCCCCCTCCCCGTTCTGTGGTTCTTGAAACTCGCTGGTGCCTTGGCTGTAACTATGCCTTGGAAGACGGTGTACTGCCGACCCGGCCAAGAACTGAACTACGCCCTTGCCGCCCACGAGGCGGTGCATGTGGCGCAGATCGAGCGGGATGGGGCCATCAAATGGACGGCAAAGATTTTCTGGTACCTGCTGCGTTACGGCTACGTCAACAGCCCGTATGAGGTAGAAGCCCGGGCAAAAGCCGGGTATTGATGCGGAATGCAGCATAATTGATGAGGGCAAACCGCTGGCCCAAACAGCGGCAATTACACGGAGAGTTTGAAATGGAAAAAATTGCTTTGTCAACGCAACTGGTGAACGCAATCCTGCAATATTTGGGCAACCAACCCTTTGTTCATGTGCAGCAACTGATCAACGGCATTCAGACGGAGGCTCAGGCTCAAGTCGCTCCTGCCGACGTGACAGCCGTAGAGTAAAGCGGAAATTGCCTCATGGAACAAATTCAGGAACTTGCCACTGAGACCGACAAGCGCCTAAGCGTTCATGAGGCAATTTGCGCAAGCAGATACGAGGTTATTCAGACCCGCTTTGATGAAGGCTCCAAGCGCATGAGCAGAATTGAATACCTGCTTTACGCACTCATCGCGACCGTGCTGCTTGGCCCCGGCGTAGCAGCCGAGTTTGTCAAGAAGCTGTTGGGTCTTTAATGATTGACGTCACTAAGGCCATTGGAGCGGTTGCAGCAAGCATCGCAGCGATTGGGGGCGGCTACACCCTTGCTGACAAGTTTGGCTGGTTTGACAGGGCAATAATTGAATGGGCTCCAGAGCATTTTAAAATTGTGGCCGAGGCTGGCAAGCCCATCAACGTCACTGTTGCGCGGATCAAAAAGCGCGACGACTGCTCTGTTGAGAGCTTCACGCCAAGCATTCGAGATGCGGCAGGAATGGTCCATGAGGCGACCACCACCGCAAGCAAGTTCAGCGGCCCAGCGGGTCCTGAAATTGACACGTTTTCGTACCAACTCACCATGGTGAGAAAAGAAAAAGTTGCCAGCGGGAAAGCAACCTTGCTGGCAACGATTAAATACAAATGCCCAGAGGGTGAGCGCGTCGTCCAGTACCCGCGCCACCCCAATTTAAGTTTTGACCTGAAGGGGTAATCATGGACTGGCTTAAACAGATCGCACCCACTATCGCCACCGCAATGGGCGGCCCGCTGGCTGGTATGGCTGTGTCGGCCATCTCCAAAGCCATTGGCGTGGATGAGGCAAAAGTGGGCGACCTAATCGCCAACAACAAGCTTTCAGCCGAACAGATCGCTCAGGTCAAGCTGGCCGAGATTGAGTTGCAAAGGCAGGCGCAGGAGCTTGGCCTGAACTTTGAGAAGCTCGAGGTGGAGGACCGCAAGTCAGCCAGAGAGATGCAGGCCACCACGCGCTCAATGATGCCACCCATCTTGGCTGGCGCAGTCACCATCGGCTTCTTCGGCATCATGGTAATGATGTTCTTCAATCAGATTGACAGCAGCAACCCGGCCATCTTGATGATGCTGGGCAGCTTGGGTACGGCATGGACGGGCATCATTGCCTACTACTTTGGCAGCTCTGCCGGGTCACAGGCCAAGACCGACCTTCTTTCTAAGGCAACAAAATGAACCTGACGCCCCACTTTACCCTTGACGAATTGACGGCCTCCGAGTCAGCCGAGCGCAACGGCTGGGACAACAGCCCCAACGATGCGGAACTTGAAAACCTCAAGCGACTGGCTGACTTTTTGGAGCAGGTCAAAGTGGTGTTGGGTGGCAAGCCGATCATGATCAATTCAGCCTTCCGGTCCAAGAAGGTCAACGACTCGGTGGGCAGCAAGGACACCAGCCAGCACCGCATTGGTTGCGCTGCTGACATCCGCGTCCCCGGCATGACCCCTGATCAGGTCGTCAAGGCCATCATTGCCAGTGGCATTGGCTACGATCAAGTGATCCGAGAATTTGACCGCTGGACGCACATCAGCATCCCCAACAGCGTGGACACCAGCGCCCGCAAACAGGCTCTGATCATCGACAAGGCTGGGGCACGCCCGTTTGCTTAGGGCGCGTATACCACTTAAAATGAACAAAAGAAGGGTCGTCGCAAAATGACAGTCGCAGCCGTAGGTTTGTTGAAAGGCTTTCACAAGCATCACATTACTCCCAAGCACCTTGGCGGCTCCAATGACCCTTCAAACTTGGTGCTTCTTCACCCATATGATCACGCAATTGCGCATTATGTTCGTTGGAAAATTTTTAAAACTGACGGTGATGCGTGGGCGTTCAACAAATTAAAAGGCTGGCTGGATGATGGCGCGTTGACGGTAAAAGGTATGCGCCACACTGACGAGGCGAAGGCCGTTATTGGTGTTTACAGCAAGGAAAGAGTAAGGAGTCCCCACTCGGAAGAGACTCGATTAAAAATTTCCGTGTCTAAAAAAGGCGTTGCGAGCAACCGTAGGGGGGCCACGCACACTCAAGATTCTATGCAAAAAATGAGCGACTCTCACCTTGGCCAAGAGCCTTGGAACAAAGGGTTGTTAGGTGTTTGCAAAGCTTGGAACAAAGGAAAAGCCGGGGTTCAAAAATCTTGGAATAAAGGCCAAAAAGGTTCAATTAAATGGAGCGACGAGGCAAAAGCGCGTCATTCTGAGAAAATAAAACAGATATGGGCCAATAGAAAGCAGGAGGTTGTATGACGGTAGCCGCAACCATGACGTACGACAGTTTGGTAAATGACATCCAGACCTATCTGGAGCGTACTGACCAGCAGACGTTGGACAAGATTCCGCAGTTCATTATGCTGGCGGAGCAGGTCATCGCGGCTGAGATCAAATTCCTCGGCAACCTGACCGTGGCCACAAGCACCATGGTCCTCGGCGAAAACGTCATTCCCAAGCCTGCGCGGTGGCGCAAGACGGTGTCAATGAACGTCACCGTGGCAGGCAAGCGCCAACCCTTGCTGTTGCGCACCTATGAGTACATTCGCGAGTATTGGCCCGACCCAGCCTCAACGGACGTCCCGCTGTACTTTTGCGACTACGACTACGAGCACTGGCTGGTAGGCCCAACGCCTGCCTTGGCCTACTCCTACGAGGTGCTGTACTACCAGCGCGTACAGCCTTTGGACTCATCGAACCAATCCAGTTGGTTCACCCAGTACGCCCCGCAGGCGCTGCTGTACGGCACTTTGCTGCAGGCCATGCCGTTCCTCAAGAACGACGAGCGCATGCCTATGTGGCAGAGCAACTATGACCGAATTATTGAAGTCCTGAAGACGGAAAACGTCACCCGTGGCGCTGATCGTCAGGCGATTGCGAGGGATTCATGAGCTTCACCAGTCCATTCACGGGTCAGGTTATCCAGCCGACCGACGTTTCATACCGCTCAATCACGCTGTCCGCAGACAGTACGCTGTCGTGGCCAATCAACGGCAGCGACACAGACAACGCAGCCGCCCGGGTCATGGACGTCACGTCGCTCTCAAGCGGATTGGTGCTTGCGGGCGTCACCGTCGCAGGCACAAACGGCCAGTGCTCTTGCACGGCCACCCCAAGCCTGTTTGTTGGCCAAGCCGTTGTTGTCACCGGGGTTTTGACTGGCACGTCAACAGGCATTGTCAGCGGCAACACCTACTACATCATTCTCACCAATGGCACGACCACCTTCACGCTGTCGGCTACTTCGGGCGGCACGGCGGTGGCCACTACGGCTGGCACAACCACCGGCCTGACGTTCACGCTTGACGCCTTCACCTTGGACATGCCGCCTGCAAATCAGGCGTCTGTGGGTATTGACGCGCTGTTCCGCAACGTCGGGTCCTACACCTTCACCGTCAGGGACTACGCTGGTGGCTCAATCGTCACGATCGCTCCCGGTGAGGCCAAGTACATCTACCTGACCAGCAACGCCACCACAGCGGGCACATGGGGCCTCATAGCCTTTGGCGTTGGCACCTCCAACGTCGATGCGGCCACCCTTGCAGGTTTTGGCCTCAAGGCTATTTCCAACACCCTGAACGCCGCCAATGAGGTCAACACCTTTGCGTCCAACTACACCGCGCTGACCACCGACCGCGCCTCAACTTACGTCTGGACTGGCGGCTCCGGCACCCTAGCGCTGACGTCAGCCGTCACACTGGGCAACGACTGGTACATGATGGTCCGAAACGGTGGGTCTGGCACTTTGACCATTGCCCCTGCCGGTGGAATACAGATCAACGCAGCGTCAACGATTTCCCTGCAGCCTGCTGACTCCTGCGTGATCTGCTGCTCCGGATCTGCCTTTTTTACCGTCGGCTTGGGTCGAAGCACGCAGTTCAATTTCACCCAGCTCACCAAGGCCGTGGTGACCGGCAGCTACACCCTGAGCGCCTCAGAGGCGGCCAACACGATTCAGAAGTACACCGGAACCCTGACAGGCAACGTCACCGTCACGTTGCCTCAGACGGTGCAGATTTATTACATCACCAACCAGACAAACGGTGGCGGCCCCGGATACCAGATCACCTTCACCACAGGCGCGGGCGGTGCTACGGCGACCGTACCCGCTGGCCAGCAGGTGATCTTGCTGTGCGACTCGGTCAACTTGCTGAACGCCTCAACGATTGCCGCCGGTGCGGTAAATGTTTCTCTGGTGGATGGAACTGTGGGCGCTCCATCTCTGAACTTT